CGGATTTGTCGGTAAAGACAACAAGGATTTCAGGAGAACCGATGCGGCAGGAGATGGCGCAGTGAACTTCCGGGCAGTCCGGATGTTCTTTGATGTAGGATACTGCTCGCGCTCTGGCAAGCAGATTAAGACTCAAATCCGCCTTCGTGCCATCCTTTGTCCACGGGCTGCCACCGCCAATTACGCAGTTACCGCCATAGAAATCCACCGCCAATTTTCTGCCGGTAGTTCCGCAATCTCCGATTGGACCGTGCTTCACAAATCTGCCCGTACCGTTGACCATGAGTTTGTAATCGCGGTTTCCGCCACAGCACCACTGCACAGCATTGGCAATATCCTGCGTACTGTGTTTTATCAGCATAGGAATGGCAACAACGATTTCCTCCGGCTTGCCGTCACGCAGAGTCACCTGTGTTTTGATATCAAGTCCGGCATAGCGGATGTCATACAGATGCTTGCCGATTTTCTTTGCCAGATACCAGTCTTCCGGCATATAATCCGTAGCCGGGGAGTTGACCGCCATACCGTGAAAGATGCCTTGGTCTCCATATCCGTCAGCATCTACCCCCTGGGCAATGTCAGGAGATTGCTGACCGATGTGTTGTGTAACGATAAGGTCATCACCGCAGATGGTATTTTCTTTTCCCCAGCGTTTCTGATATTCAGGGGTATAGCCAATCTGATTTACCGCAGCTCGGACAAAGGCGGCAATATCCTCCGGGGAGTAGTTGGCTTTGCTGGTAACTTCTCCGCCGAGAGTGACATGGTTATCTTTGATCTGTACTTCCACCGCAAAGCGGGTGTATGGATCACGGTCAAGGTAGCGGTCCAAGAGATAGCAGGAAATATAATCGGCGATTTTGTCAGGGTGGCCGAGAGAAACCCATTCAGAAGTTTTAAGCATGGCAACACTCCAATTGTTTGACATTGCTGTTTGTAATAAAATTGACAGCATTGGTGAAAATAATCTGCGGCAGATATTCTCCGAACAAGTCCATCTGATAGCCGACTTCTTCCGGGTTGCGCCTTTCAATGAGTCTGCCATTACCGGCAACATTTGCCCCCCGGCGGATGGTTGTCCGACGTTGACCGTTTGCCGGAGAAGTTGAACCGTACTTTGTTTTCGGGACAAATTGCGTGGCATATTCCAACTGCTGACGGAGAATACTGTTGCTTTCAATCAGCAGTTTGTACTGCTCTCCGATGGTTTCAATGAGGTTCTGCAATTTTTCAAGCGGAAGGTTCGGTGCGAGATACGCCCCTGTTTTGCGGATAGACGGCAGAACGTCATGTGTAACCCAGCGTTTGAATGCTTTTGCTTCAGCCTTGTTGCTACAAAGAATAGCATTATAGAGTCCTGCTTCATTTATAACTGTCATTTCTTGTTCGGCAGAGGGGGTACACACTTTTCGTGTACCCCTCTCATCTTCATCAAGACGTCGTACTAAGGTATAGGCATCTCGATACCCCAGAATTACAGCAACATCTTTTGCAACGAACCACGGCTCTCCGTCTTTTTCAATGATGCGGACGGGGTTTTCTTTGTAAAGTTTCACGATTTCATTCATTTTCAGTTTTTCCTTTTTCATTGATTGCCGGAGTCAGAGATTCCCAGTCACAGCCTTCACCGTGAGTGAACTCTGCCCAGCGTTTGCGGATGACATCCACATATTTTTCATCCAGCTCGATCATACGGCATTTGCGTCCGGTCTGCTCACAGGCAATGAGCGTAGAGCCACTGCCACCGAAGTTATCCAAAACCAATTCTCCACGCTTTGAAGAGTTCTGAATCAGATAGACCAGCATATCCACCGGCTTCATTGAGGGGTGGACGTCGTTATGCTTGGGTTTGTCAAAATTCAGAATATTGGTCTGACAGCGGTCGGAATACCATCTGTGAGCAGCACCGGGTTTCCATCCATACAAGCAACTCTCTGATTGGTAGTGGTAATCAAATCTCCCCAGTACAAAAGCGTTTTTGACCCAGTAGAGCGTCTGATGCACTTCCAAGTCCGTATCTCCTGACGCCAGACGGAAATTGCAGGATTCGGAATCCGAGTGGAAGATATAGAATGCACTGCCGGGTTTCAGAACATCCGCAGCACAGGAAAATGCCTTGGTAAGAAATTCCCGGAATTTGCTGTCGGACATATTGTCATTTTGAATGGTCAGACCATTTGAACCTTCCAGAGCAACATTGTAAGGGGGATCGACCAGATAGAGATCTGCCTGCTCATCACCCATGAGTTTGGCAATATCATCCGGTACGGTACTGTCTCCGCAAAGCAAAATATGGTTACCGAGCTGATATTTTTCTCCACGCTTGCTCTTGGGGATTTCCGGGACTTCCGGAACAGCATCAGCTTCTGTTTCACCATCGGTCACGGTTTTGTCATCAGAGCCGTTGAGCATACGGTCAAGCTCTTCCGTATCGAACCCCAGGAGCGAAAGATCAAATTCAGACTCCTGCAGTTCCCGGAGTTCCAGAGGAAGCAATTCATAGTTCCACTCTGCAATCTCTCCAGTTTTGTTATCTGCAATGCGGTATGCCTGAATCTGCTCCGGAGAAAGATCCGATGCGATATGTACCGGCACTTCTTCCAGACCGAGCTTTTTTGCCGCTTTGAGCCGCGTGTGACCGCAGATGATGACCATATCCTTATCAACAACGATTGGCGCACGCCAGCCGAATTCACGGATGGAATTGGCAACAGCCTCTACTGCATCATCGTTGAACCGGGGATTTTTTTCATACGGACGGATATCCGTAATTTTCATATTGACAATTTGCATAAAATGCCTTTCATAAATTAAATTTGAGTTCAAAATACAAGGACTTGAGTTTTCCACGGACGTTTGCGGAAACTCTGCTGGGGTCCGGGAGTCCTTCCGCCGCCCTCTACAGGGTTTTCCATAGGGGGGAACCGTGGCCCCGGGGGTGTTTCCAGGGCCGATTTTTGGGGTACGTGCTATTTTGCTCCGATTTCGGGCTGCGAAATAAGCATATATTAACGCCCGGAACGCCCCAAAGAACGCGCGCTATCGCAGATGATCCGCAATACCATGACAGACTCTGCGTTGAGCGTAAAACGCGGTGAACGCCCCAAACTTTGCGTTTATTGGATTTTGCTTGCTGCACGGTTCTTTGCTACCGCTTCACGCTCGGAAATGTAACGTAAAGTGAGATTGCGCCCGGAGCATACGGCACACTGGAACCATGATTCTGCCTGTTTGCCACGCTCATGTTTCGGCAACCATTTCATAGGAGTCCATTTCCTGCAGTGGGCGCACCAGGCAAGCGGTTCATTATTAGAGTTCTGCATATCAGTTGTTCCTTATGTGTTGAGTGTCATACTGTTTGCAGGGCGTTCTGCCTTGTGGCAAGTTCCGGACGATAGGTGCTGTTATATAATTCTTTTGCCTGCTCCTCATCTGCCGGATTTATTTCCGTTGGAACTGTATAAAAGAATTTCAACATTTCATCTCTCGGCCAAAAGTGCTTTTCCCCATCAAAATAGACGTGCCATCCAAGCTCTCCCGTGCGGTAGTCCAACAGCAACGGAATAAGCGTATCTGTGTAAAGTGTTCTGGTTGTTTTCCCCAGGCGGACTTTCTTTGCTATCTGCCGGAGACGGCCCTTATTGCTGATTTGATATCTCCCGGCAGTTGCGGGGACATCAATCCAGACTTCTTGGTATTTCATATTTTCTGCTCCATTCTTTGCGTTTTGCCAAATTTGCTTTTTTTCAGTCTCTTTTTTGCTTTTTCCGCTTTCAAAAATCCCCCGGCGTCACGGAAGCTCTGCCGCTTTGTAAAAAACCCTATAAAAGGGGGTTTTTTAACAAAGGACGGCAAAGCATCCTCCGTGGGACGCATCCGGACTTTTTTTGCAAGGACTTAATTGGGAGAAATGAGTTTCAGATTCCGCTTGGGGTTCTGGGGATCATTCTCATAAGATTCCCGCACCAGTTCCAGAACTTTTGCACAGTCAAGAATATCTCTGGCGTGATTCCTTGATGTATCCATTTTTGTTTGGATCAGTGCAATGAATTCTGTTTTTGGCATGGGCGTGGCAAGAAGAGCTGCTGCTTCTTCTGCTTCATCAGTGATATCTTTTTTCTCTGCCCGGGGGAGAACTTCCTCAAGTTTACCGTCAAGTGCATCGGTATCAAGGGACATATCATAGTTCCAAAGGGGATAGTTCCATCGCAGACCGATTGGCATGACCGGGGGAAAACTTCTTACCACGGCGTCCATCACTACGGCATCTTCTTCAGTGTGACGGCGTAAGATAATATGGGCGTCAGCGGCACGGGATTGAGAGCCAGCTCCTGCACCGACATCGGTGACACTTTTATTTGCCTGATTTCCTTTGCTGGTATGATGGATCAGGACAAACGCGCAATTAAGTTCAGCAGCATAACTGTCAAGACGGTTATAAATTTCTGCCATCTTCGCATTGTCATTTTCCTCCATTCCGGACGGCATTGCCCGGTAGAATGCGTCAATAATGATGAGTTTGAAACCATGCTCCTTGATTTCCTCCAGGCGTGATTTCAAGTCATAAATGCTCCGCAGGAATCCCCGCTGATTTTCCACGAACAGATTTCTCTGCACGATACTCATGGGATAGTTCCTGGCATTGATTACCTTTGGAATGCGGTTCGCCGATGTTTCCGGATGCAGCTCATTGTCAATAATCAGGACTTTTCCCTGTTCACACGGATATCCGAACCACGGAGATCCGGTTGCGACTGCTGCCGCAAGATCTGTTACCAGCCAACTCTTTCCTGTTTTCGGCGGAGCAATGATATTCATCGTTTCACCGATACGGAGAAGACCGTGGATCAGAACCGGTTTCATTTCCGGAAATTCCGTCATCAATTCATCCAGTGAACGGATAGAGCTTTGCCGGGGGTGCAAAGGTGCGGCAGAGCAGACTTGCGACAGGAATGGGGATAAGTTTACCAACGGAGTTTCCCTTGCCTTGCCGTAGCCGTATTGCAACAGTGTATTGGCGGCGGCGGTATAGTCTCCGTTATGTTCCAGGAGAGTATAGACATTGAACGGAGAATATGCCTTGTTCGGTTCAAAAGGATAAGCGTTTGAAGTGAAAACATAAAACACTCTGTCCTTAAGACTTGCTGACCATCCAGTGCCGCTTTTGTTCGGACGCCTGAAATACTCGTTGCCGTCATCCACCCGGACGGGAGTCCAGCCGTGGCAAATCAGCAGGTCACGGATATCACCGCGTTCATTAAAGTCATCCCCCGGTCGTTCTTCAAAGAGATCACTGTCGGTGATGTCAGGCGGTTCTTTTGCTTCGCCCTGCGTTTTCTCATTCAGAGAGTATGCCGCATCAAAAAGCTGCTTTCGTTCTTCAGATGATAAAATCTGTAAACTTGTAAACGCCGCCTGTTTAAGTGTATATCCCTCTGTCGGATAACAGAGAAAAAGACCGCCATTACCACGGGTTTCAATGAGAGTGACAAGCTTGCCGTCACGCTCTCCCTGGGCAAGTTTCAGATTACCGCATATCTCATCGCTGCAACGATATGCTGCATGGAAACCGCCGGAGGGAGTCTGCTCGATGACCAGTTTTTCATAGAGTTCCTGCGGTATCAACTCTTTCCATTTCGGAAACAGTTCACCGTGATTATCAAAGTCCAGGATTTCAAGATTACCGGAAATCTTACCGCAGATAAGGCAGATGGCATCGTGTCTGTTGGCAAACCAGGCTCGGATCTCAACATCCGTAGGAAGACGCTCTTGCCAAACTTTCCATTTTCCGACTGCCGGACATTTCTTTTCCCTGACAGCCGGGAGAACGGAAAGTTTTGCGGCAAGGTATTCTTCCGCAATTCCGGTTTCAATACTCACTTGCAGCATCTCCTGTTGAACATTTTAGAAAGGGGACTCAAGGTATCAAAGTACCAGTCGGCAAAGGCAGGAGTCGCTCTGGTCCTGGCGTTACAGAGCAGTTTGCAGACTTCATCATCGGTGACCAGTCGGACATTCTGAATGCCGCCATCAGTTTTCAGTTTTGCATATTCCCGGCGCGTATTGCCGAGACGGTTCAGAATCCGGTTGGGATTGTTGTATCCGAGAATATCGCAGACATCGCGGATAATGAATCTCAGTCCGTCATCATCAAGAACCATTCTGACTGCCTTATCACCATACATTGCTTTGAACATCATTTTTTCCATTGTATTATTCTCCTTGAACTCATTTTAGAAAGGGATCTCATCCAAGCTTGGCAGATCCTGCTGTTTTTCCGGATACCGGTATCCGATTATCTTCGGGTATTTTTCCCCTGAAACTGTTCTGACCGTTATGTGAGTCGGCCACTCCAATGCTCCCTCTGTGGCAAGCCATACTGCATCCTGGGCATCTCGCGGCAGGTCACAACCGGGAGCGTGTTCATGCCACCAGCGGATAAATTTCCGTTTGACATATCCGCCATGTTCCGGACATACCCATTCTGAAAAACTTTGAAGCATATTGATCCGGTATTCAATCTTCATCGTTCTGGGAGCGCCCGGTTCTGCATTCCGTTTCTCATGCACGGAATATCTGACAGACTGAACTGCATATTCCGTATCAGTGATTTCTCCGGAAAGAATCGCCACTTTGGCAGGAGCTGCGTCATGACCGATTTCCCGTTCTTCCGATTCTGCTTTTTCCTTAATAAAGGAGTGACCGCATACATGGCAGAGCATTGCTGCTGTCGGAACTACTTCCCGGCACTTGGGACAGGTTTTTCCCAAAGGCTCTTCTCGATCTGCTTTGGGTTCGACCTGTATTGAGTCCACTGGGCCGTGCCGTTCTATGTTGCCGCCGAAATCAAGGACAAGGCAATCCTTTTTATCCGGGTGCAAACGGAAACCTCTTCCTACCATCTGATAGTAGAGACCGGGAGATGCTGTCGGCCGCAGCAATACCACGCAGTCAATATTCGGAGCATCAAATCCGGTAGTCAGAACTCCGACATTTACCAGGAATTTGATTTTCCCTGCTTTGAACCGTTCCAGTATTTCTGCTCTGAACGATGGCAGGGTATCTCCAAAGACTGCTTCTGCAGTGCTGTCATGTTTACGGATGTGAGCCAGAACATTCTGTGCATGATCTATTGAGCAGCAGAAAATGATTACTGCTTTTCTTTCCCTGGCATAAGAAATAATCTCTGAACAGGCTTGAGCAACCAGATCTCCGGTATTCATAAGTTTATCAACTTCCGACTCAATAAACTCTCCGGCACGGACATGAAGTCCGGAGGCATCGATTTCCTGGCGTGAAGCCTTACTCCGCAAGGGGCATAAAAATCCTTGCTGAAGCAGTTCCTTTACGCCGACCTCAAAGCAGATTTTATTGAGAATATTATCCGGGGCGCATATCGGACCGCTGGTCAGGCGGTATGGGGTTGCAGTCAACCCAATGACGCGGAGTTCAGGATTGTGATCTTTCATCCGTCGCAGAAAGTTGCGGTACATCCCATCTCCCTTTTCCGGGATAAGGTGCGCTTCATCCACGATGATGAGATCAAATTTTCCAAAACCATCCGTATTTCGGTATGCGGACTGAATTCCGGCGACAATGCATTTATTGTCGGTGTCCCATCTTTTCAGTCCGGTGGAATAAATTCCGATATCGCACTCCGGGTAGACCGCATGGATTTTATCCACAGCCTGTTCCAGCAGCTCTTTTACATGGGAAAGAATCATCACTCTGCCATCCCATTGCTGTATGGCATCTTTTACAATCGTCGCCAGAATCGGTGTTTTACCTCCGGCTGTCGGAATCACCACGCATGGATTATCATCATAACGCCGGAGATAGTTATATACGGCATCAACTGCCTGTTGCTGATACTGGCGTAATTGCATGATCTTCACTCGCTCCGCAAGATGATTCCGGCGTCCAGAAGCCCCTGGGCGATTTCAGCACGGATAGCTCTGAATTTCGGACGGCTCAAATGGAGCTGCCTGCGGATTTGCCAGTCTGTATATCCTTGGGTAAACATATAGCAGACCAGGCGGAGAGTATCATCATCCAGGCGGTCAAGGTAATCCCGGACAATCCGGCAACGGGTGGATTTGGTTTGGAAAAACATAGTCTTTGATCCTTACATATGCCCGCCCATCAGGACGGTGCGGTTCTTTTTTAACAATGTCAAGATGAACAATTTGAGAGTCATCGCGGAATAATCCGGCGTGCTGAAGAGTGTCCTGGAGACCTTTGAGCAAATTATCAAGGTCTCTTTTCCGCTTGTCGGGGGGATAAAACTCCGCATAGAGTTCTATCTCCCCGGTGAATTCCGGCAGAACACGGTCTTTCAGCATCCCCAGGACTGCTTTCCGGTAGGCGTGAGCTTTCCGGCTCAACAAAGTCCGGTGTCCGACATGGCGGTAATAAGTATTGTTACTTGGCGGCCATGGGAGATACAGTTCGCATTCCATCAGCGTTTCCACGGCGCAGTATTATTGCTTGCAACAGGCGGAGGAGCTGCTTGAGCTTTGCGGACCGGGGTGGCAGTCTGCGGAGCGGCATAGCCCTTGATTTCATTTGACATCTCATCAGTGTCCGGATTTTTGACACAGCGGACAGTGATGGTCATGGGCAGATCATGGAGCTGTTCAGACTGGAAGAGTTCCAATACACCGACTGCATGGCAGATGGCAGAAAGTTCGCTCTGGGCAACGGCAACCGCTTTCTGACTGGGGTTCTCAATGTTCAGGCGGGACCAGAGTTTGCGACCTTTGTATTCACCATCGATAATTTCAAAGGTGAGTTCAAGGTAACTCCCGGAACCATTGCGGGTGGCTTTGATGCTGGACTGCGAAATCACAGCCTGGTATTTCCCGGCAGGGATGGCATCAAATCCGGTGGACGGGGCGACATTGTTGGCATTGAAAGTAAGTGCAGGCATAGTTTTTTCTCCTTATTTTATGCGTATGCGATGACTTTTGTGTTGACGGGGGGCTGGGGATGGCATTTTCTGTTGGCACAAGCTGTTGGGCAGTGCAAATGGCAGAAGTAGGCATTACCAGTCCGGGGATTCATTGAAACGGAGCATTTTTCTCCGGCTCGGATGGGGTGATGGCAGCGGTCACACTCCACTTGGAAGTCCAGGGTAATAATCTGATTTTTCATAATTACTCCTGCACTCCGTTACGATAGGCGTCCAGAAATGCCTGCCAGGAAAGCGGCAGTTCTCCGGGAAGACCAAATCTGTTTTTTGCTGTGCAAGCCGGACCGCCAATAGTTTTGATATAGCGTTCTCCACCTTCCGCACCGATGGCAGATGCAATTCCACGCTCGGTATTGAATCCGGAAGTTTCTTTGGTCACCCGCAATTTTTTGCTGGCAAAGAAGACTCCATCGCACCACTCCACGATGAGAGCTGCGGCATTGGCAAGCAACCTCGGAGTGTAGCGGTCATAAGATGTATTTTCCGGATCTCGGAAAGTTTCCACCTTGGCATGAGCGACCAGGATCGGCATTATGCCACGTTTATCGCGGAGTTCCTGAAGCAGGTCAAGAACTTCTCCCCAGCGTGCCGCGACATAATTGTTGCCAGTTCCAAATTTTCCGGGAACACGGTCAATGGTCTTGACGCAGTATTCGCGGCAGATGTCCTCACAGATCAGTTTTTCAAGCCAGTCAGCAGAGTCGATGACTACGGTTTGAAAATCGTGCGGTTCATCGCGGAGAGCTGTGAGTTCTGCCAAAACCTCATCATAGGTTTTAGCAAGCGGGAACTTTTTGCAGTTGATCTCTCCCAGACCATCTTCGGTCTGAATAAAGATCGGGTTGGGAGCGGCAGCAGCGAAAGTTGATTTTCCGATTCCCTCCTGACCATAAATCATCAGACGGGGCGGCTTGCTTTCTTTGCCGGACTGGATAGTCTCAAGAATAGACATATTTTTTCCTTTATATTATATTGTTAGATGGAGTCGATAACGCGGATCTCTTCATAGCCGGTGGGCCAGAGAGAGTTTTTACGGCACTCATGCAGCCGTTCAATAGCAGCGATGTTTTCCACTTCTGCAAAATCCAGAGCTTCGGTTGAAATCTTCCAAACGCCGCAACGATAGGGTTCGCGTTTTTCCACAGCGATGACATGGCAGGGAACATTTTTGCCAAGGCGTACCCGGAGAACTGCCCGGTAGAAAGCCAGCTGATAACCGTAGCCGTAGCGTTTGAAGTCAGATTCAAACCATTTCAGATCATCGCAGGTCTTCAGGTCAATGATGCCGTAGCGGTCATTGTAGAAGTCCATTCTGATTTGGCACGGCTCTTTTGCATATTCAGCTCTGACCGTACCTTCGGCAAATCCGGTGGAGAGCAGTTCTGCCGCAAAGGGATGACTCAAAACTGATTTTTGCAGTTTGGAGATGAATCCGAAATCCTCTCCGGAGATGACATCTCGGTCAAGACCGCTTGCCCATTCCGCATACGCCTTGGTGCTGCGCCCATAGGCATTGCCGGTTTTCGGATTTACCGGACCTTCGGAAACCATGAACTCACGGTCAAATTCCTGCTTGCCTTGCAGAATCAGAGCGTGAGCAGCTCTGCCGATGGTGAATGCCGAAGATTCGGACTCTTTGACTTCCCCCTGCATCTTTTTGAAGTAGAGCTGGGGACAGGAGCGGAAATCGCCGAGCAGATGACTGCTGAGAAATTTCCCGGCTTTTGACGCGGCATGATATTCATTTGCCGGAACGTCAAGAATGATGTTTTTGATGTTTTCCATTGTGTACCTCTTAAGGTTCAAATTTGTCTCTGCCCAGTTTCTCTCCCGGAGGTGGTCATTTAGTTCCACCGTTTTTGAAAAAAAATGGATTTTTTTTGAATTCTTCCTGGATTTGAGCGAAAAGACGGTAATAACTGGTCTTGGGAATCTGAAGCATCTTCCGGATTTCATGATGTTGATATCCTTGCATTATCAAATCACAGATCTGCTGCGGAATATCTGCAAGTCTGGAAACAATCTTCCGTACTTCTGCAAGCGCTTCTTCCCGGCGTTCTTCAGCTTCAGAAAGCTGATTGCAATACACATCGAAAACGGTAATGTCTCCGCTTTCATCACTTTTTACCTTCTCATCCAGTGAAATGGCAGGGGCATCCATTCCATGTCGCATCCGATAGCGGAAAATTCGGCTGCGAAATTGCTTTACCACGGCTTGGGCAAAGGTGTAATAACTGCATTTTTCAGGATCGTAGTTGGGGGCGGCTTTCACTACTGCCAACGAGATTTCCTGACAGATATCCTGAAAATCATCTTGGGTCAGATTGCTATGTCCAATCATAGCGCTGGCAGTGGCTTCAATGTGCTTGCGGACTTCTTCCGGGATCGGATCAGCGATGACGGAAACAACTTTTTGTTTTTCTTGCATAGGACAACTCCTGGTTCGTGTTTCCCGGAACCTCGCACCGTGCGCTGTTCCGGCACAAACCGGCAGTTGTTTCCACAAATCAACAGAAGAATATCAAAAAAGTTGTATCTCATTGAATATCAGCGTTAAAATTTTTATGTTTCCATTTGTTTCGTTTCCGTTTTTCGGCAGAATGGAAACTTGCTCTGGAAACAAGGGCAAAAAAAATCCCCCGGGTGATGAGCCCGGGGGCAAGGAAAAAGGCCTGATCGTCAGACCATAGGATAGCCGAACATTTTTTCTTGATCCTCCCATGATGCGGGGAGTGGTTGTATCAATTTTGTCAGAGACAGTCCAGATGGCGCAGTGCCGTTGATAAAACTCCGCACGATGCGGGGAGAGACATTATTGAGCCGGATGGTTCTGGCGATGTAGGAGCTATCCATGCCGAGGTGTTTAGCCAACTCCAAGGTGCTGGAAAAAACTCCTTCATCGATCCATTGTTGCCACCGCCGAGCCTTGGCGAATGCGGCAACCGTCCGGATATCAATTTTTTTCTCCTGGGCGTCAAAGATTCTGGTCCGCCCGGACTGCCGTGTCAGCTTTACCTTCAGCGTAATTTTAATGTTACCATTCTTCATCAGGCTGTACTTGCTCATTTTCAAATTCCTCATATATTGATTGGATTCCGGCGGTCTTGACTTCTATCTCAAGGCTCTCGCCGTATACAGTTACCTTATCGATCATCAGATGGAGCAGTTTCTGCCGCTCGGCTGGATACAACGCATTCCAGAAATTACCCATATCGGAAAACTGCTCATCAAGCACTCCGGCGGCAATACCTTGCTGCCGTATCAACTGTCGGAATGTTTCTGACCGAAAAATCTTGCCAAGCTCATCCATTACAAGTTTTTCGATGTCAGAGCCGGGGATGCGGTGGACGGGGCAGTCTGCTTTGCCGCGTTTGGAATCTTTTTGACATATATAATAGTAGTATTTCCGCCCATCGCTCTTTCTGGCATAATGTGGCATCATTGCACAACCGCAGTGTCCGCATCGCAGTATGCCCTTCAGCGGAGCATTTACTGACTCGCGAGTCTTGTCCCCCTTGGGGGTGGCGGCATTGATTTTCAGCAACCGCTGAACCTCATTCCATGTTTCCATTGGTATTATGGCTTCATGCTCTCCGTCATAAATCTGCCCTTTGTACTCTACCTTTCCGATGCAAGCATAGGAGTTCAGTTGGCGATAGATATGGGAAGTGTTCCATTCCCGCCCTGTTCTTATTCGTAACCCGTTGCTGTTCAATTCCATAGCAATCTGCTTGGGGGACTGTATTTCAAGGTATCGCTGAAATATGCGTTTCAGTACCTCTGCTTCATCCTGTCGGATAACCATTTTCTTGTTTTCTGATTTGTAACCGTATGGTAATGTGCCACCTGCGAATTTTCCCTGCTTCCGTGTCGCAGCCATCTTGTCCCTGATTCGGTCCGCGATAATTTCCCGCTCATACTGTGCGAATGTCATCAAAATGTTGAGCATCATTCTGCCAGTGGAGCCGCTCGTGTCGATTTGCTGAGTAACGCTGACAAAACTCACTCCATGTTTTTCAAATCTGCTTTGCAGTTCGGCAAAATCCACCAGGGAGCGTGACAATCGGTCAATTTTGTATATGACCACCACATCAACATTTCCTGCTTCAATGTCAGCCAGCAGCTCCTTGAGTGCCGGACGTTCCAGCGTACCGCCGGAGAATCCTCCGTCATCATACCGCTTGGGCATCAGCTCCCAGCCGTTGAACTGCTGACTTTGTATGTAGCTTTCACAGGCCTGACGCTGGGCATCCAGACTGTTAAACGCCTGATCCAAACCCTCTTCGTGGCTCTTGCGGGTATATACCACGCATCGTTTTTTCTGTTGCTCCATAAATTATACTCCGAAAAATCTTTTACCGTTCCAGTGGGTTCCTGTTATCTTTTCCGCTATGGCCGAGAGGGAACTGTAGGTATCTCCGCCGTAGATAAAAGTACCGGCTTCGCCCACCGTGACTTCATAATTATGCCCTTTGTACTGTCGGACAAGTCGTGTCCCCGGCAGAATGGCTTTCAGCACTTTGCCGTTTTTCCGAGCATTGCGTTCTTCTTCATCGGCAATCCGGTCAAGGGTGGCAATCTCTGCATCCGTCAGACCGCCGCAGATATTTTCCTGCACTCTGTACTGCAGTCTCCGTTTGATGGTCTCTGCGTTGTTGATTTGGATGTCGAAGCCGAACTCCGCCCGGAACATATCCTTGAGTTCCGAGATGTCAGCGGCGTCAATCAGTGCCAATTCAGCCTGAATATTAGTTTTTTTCATACAAATTAACTCCTTCGCTGTCCACATAATTAAGCGTGCTTTCGTCCTGATATCCAGTCTGTTTTCCACTATTACGCCTTATAACTGCGATAATTAAGCGCACTGCCAGACCGATGTTTTCCGGGATGTCTCTTTTATGAGTCATGACTATTCTCCTGTGTTGATGTCTCTAACAAGTTTCTCTCCCGGAGATGGCGGTTTAGTTCCACTTTTTTTATTTTTTTTCTTGATTTTTTCAAAATGTGTAGTATTTTATCAATATGATAGCAATAAAATGCATAGAGGCATGAAATTAAACAAAGGATAGATATATGGCAGGTGGCAGCAAAGCATTGGGCGACAAGATTCGCACCTTGAGAGAAGAGAAACGGGCAACAGATCCCGGCAATTTCTCCGG